TCAACACCAAAGTTTACTTGTTTTAAAGTAAATTATGAGAATGGATTAATTAAAATTGTGCCAAATAATATAGAAAACACAGATTACCAAGCAATTCAAGAATGGGCCAAGATAGAAGGCAATAACATTATCGATCCAGGAGCGTAACCATGGCTTTTGGACATAGTTCATTTTCAGGCGCAGCCTTTTCATCAACTGGAAGTACACCGGGAACAGTTGTTGTTACAGGTATATCTCTTACAGCTTCTTTAGGTAATACAACAACACAAGCAAATGCTAATGTATTTCCAACATCAAACTTAATTACCTCAGCTATAGGAAGTGTAAGTGTTGCTCTAAACACACCTGTTAATGTATCAGGTTCTCAACTTACAACTAATATTGGTAACTCAATCATATCTGGTAATGCAAATGCTAATGCAACAGGTTCATTATTAAGTCTTTCAATTGGAAGTGTCACAACGATTGCTAATGCAAATATAAGTGTAACCGGACAACAATTAACAACATCTCTAGGAAATACTACTCAGATCGGTAATGCAAACGTAAATGTTACTGGACAACAATTATCGCTAAATATTGGTAATGCAACAGTTGACCTTAATACTCCAGTCAATGTAACTGGTAGTGCTTTAAGCACTAATATTGGTAGTGTAAGTGTACAAGCTAATGCAAATGTAAGTCTGACAGGTATACAACTAACTACAAGCATTAATTCACCATTAATTATAGCTTGGGCTGAAGTAGATCCTGGAGTCACTAATACTTGGACAGCTGTCGATCCAAGTGTAACAAATACTTGGAATGAAGTAGATCCAGACGTTACAAACACTTGGACTGAGGTTGATATAGCAGCTTAGGGGAGTTATAATACGGTATGCCTTCAACATTTTCTACAGATTTGAAACTAGAGCTCATGGCAACCGGTGAAAACGCTGGTACTTGGGGCACTAAAACAAATACAAACCTAAATTTAGTTCAACAATCTATAGCGGGTTTTCAAGAAATAGATGTAGCATCAAATGATGTTACATTAGCAATGACAAATGGAAGTATATCAAATGCAAGAAATATGGTTCTTAAATTTACAGGAACTCTTGCTGCCAATAGAACTGTAAATTTTCCATCAAGTATAGAAAAATATTTTTCTGTGATTGATGGCACAGATCACGCAGGAAATTCACTTACATTTAAAGTAACGAGTCAGACAGGTTTTAAATTATGTGAGGGTCATTCTTATATTTGTCACTCAAACGGAACAGACATTATTAAAAACCATGAAGAAAAAGTTTGGAGAACTATCAATGCGGCAGAGACAGTGCAGGCAGGAGCACAATTATTTGTTGATACTTCTTCTTCTGCTATTACGGTAACGCTACCTGCTTCACCAACAGTTGGTGATGAGGTAACTTTTTTAGATTCGAAATATAATTTTGATACTAACAATTTAACTGTGGCTAGGAATTCTAGTAAATTATTAAATGCAACATCTGATTTAACAGTAGCAGTTGAAGGAGCTGCTTTTACATTAGTTTATGCTGATGCTACTGTTGGTTGGACTTACAAGGATAAATAATGTCAGGATATTCAGAAACAAAATATTCAGCATCTGGTGTAAAAACAGGAACTATTGTACCACACGGAAGCACAACTGTCCCAACTGGATTTTTACATTGTGATGGATCTGCTGTATCACGAACTACTTATGCTAATTTATTTTCTGTAATCTCAACAACTTATGGTACAGGTGACGGAGCTTCAACATTTAATTTACCTGATTTACAAAACAATGTTCCTCTTGGAAGATCTGGTACAAAAGCACTTGGATCAACTGGTGGCTCAGATACACAAACACCAAGCGGGACTGTTGCAAATCATACTTTAACAATTGCACAAATGCCTTCACACAATCATACGCATCCTGGACATCAACAAGAACAGGGAATTAGACATCGAGATGGTGTTGATAGAATTCCACAAAGAGGTGATCAAGGAAGTGCGAGTGGTACCTATTCTTTTAGTAATACTGGAGGTAGTCAACCTCATAACCATGGTTGGACTGGTTCAAGCATGTCAGTCTTACAACCTTATCTTGCTTTAAATTATATTATTAAAACTTAGGAGACTATATGCCTTTAACAAGTGTTTCTATACGAGCAGGCATTAATAAATCCGACACACCTGCAGGTGCAGAGGGTCAATGGATTGATAGTGATTTTGTAAGATTTAGATATGGACAACCTGAAAAGATTGGTGGCTTTGAGGCTATAGGTCAAAAAACAATATCTGGCCCTGCTAGAGCTCAACATACTTGGAATGATTTAGAAGGTAGAAAGTACGCAGCACTTGGAACATCTAAAGCTTTATATATTTATTATGAGGATGCATTTTATGATATTACTCCTCTCGATACAGCTATATCTGGTGCAACATTTACAACAACAAATACATCAACGACTGTTACGGTTAACAAAACCTCACACAATTTAGAATTAGGAGAGTATATAACATTTACATCAGTTACACCTCCAACTGGAGCAGGATATGTAGCCTCTGATTTTGAAAACAATACATTTGAAGTTTTAAACGTAGCTACTAATACTTTTGATATAACAATGCCTTCAGCAGCGTCAGGATCTACTTCTGCAACAGGCAGTGGAGTTATAAATCCCTATGTAGAGGTTGGTCCTACAATTCAAACTTATGGATACGGTTGGGGAACCGGCACATGGGGAGGTGTTGGATGGGGTAACCAAACAACATCAACACAAGTTATTTTAGATCCTGGATCTTGGTCTTTAGATAATTTTGGACAACAATTAATTGCAACTAAGAAAGATGGAAAAACATTTGTATGGGATGCAGGTTTATCAAATCCATTGGATAGAAGAGCTGTAGTAATGTCTGGTGCGCCAACTGCATCAAGACTTACAATTACATCTGATAGAGATAGACATGTTGTGCATTTTGGAACTGAAACTACAATAGGTGATGCAACCACTCAAGATCCTATGTTTATAAGATTTAGCGATCAAGAGGATTTTACAACTTATACACCAACATCAACAAATACCGCTGGAACATTTAGACTGGACACCGGAAACAAAATAGTAGCGGCTGTATCTGGTAAAGATTATAATTTAATTTTGACTGATCAAGCAGCTTATGTAATGCAGTTTGTCGGACCACCTTTTACTTTTTCTATAAGACAAGTTGGATCAAACTGTGGATGTATTGGTCAACATGCTGCGGTTTATGCAGATGGTCAAGTTTTTTGGATGGGTAAAGGTGGGGGATTTTTTAGGTTTGATGGAACAGTAAAACTTCTACCATCACTCATAGAGGATTTTGTATTTACAACAACAGGTAATAATGTTGGTGTAAATTATGCATCTAATGAAATAATTTATGCATCTCATAATTCATTATTTAACGAGATCGTATGGTTTTATCCTGCTGGAACTCCAATCAGTGACCCATCTTTACAAAATAATAGATCAGCTACATACAATTATGTAGAAAATACTTGGACTACTATGACTTTATCAAGAAGTACATATGCAGATGCATCTACTTATCCAGTTCCATACGCCACAGAGTATGATCCAACTGCAGTACCCTCTGCTTCAAATTTGTTTGGAGCTACAAACACTTTTGGAGCCACAACTTATTATGCACATGAGGTTGGTGTCAATAAAGTAGATCTTAATTCTCAAGTAACAGCAATACCCGCTTTCGTTACCTCTGGAGATTTTGATTTACCAACAGAAGGAGACGGGCAATTTTTGTTGCGAGTAAGTAGATTCTTACCAGATTTTAAAAATCTTCAAGGCACCGCCAAAGTTACTTTAAACACAAAAGATTTTCCAATATCAGGCAACACAACCACAGCTCAATTTGATGTAACTACAAGCACTAGTAAAATAGATACAAGAGTACGAGGAAGATTAGCAAATTTAAAAATAGAAAACACCTCTACGAATGAAACATGGAGGTTTGGAACATTTAGAGCAGACGTTAATATTGATGGTAGAAGATAATGGCTAAAATAAATGTAAGTATACCTGAACCTCAACCAGAATATTCTGCTGAAAATTTTAGACAGATTAACCAAGCTATTACAACAGTGGAGAATCAATTGAATACATCTTATCAACAAGACTTGAAAAATGAACAAGATGCATTTAATTATTTTTTATCATGACAATAAGATATAAAAACCAGGGTTTTGTACAAACTAATACAAATAAAACTACAGTGCTTACGTGCCCAACTGATGCAACTTTAATTGTTAAAAGTATTTATTGTTCAAACAATGATGCATCATCGGCTATTCTAGTAAATATTAATCTTGTAGATGCTTCTGATTCTAATACAGAATATGAATTTTTTAGAGATGATGTTGCTGCCAAGTCACAAGTTAATGCTTCACCACAAGGTATAAACCTAGAGGCAGGAGATGCAGTGACAGTTCAAGCAGCCACAGGTAGTAATAAAATACAAGGTGTAATTAGTTACGCACAAATAGATAGATCACAAGAAAATGGCTAAACGTAAATTTGTAAATTTTACACCAAGACCAAAACCTAAAAAACGTCCACGTAGACATAAAAAAAAGCTTTCAAAGGATGAGAAAAGAAGTTATAAGAAGTACAACAGACAAGGAAGGCCTCAATGAAATTTAATTTTGACGGTAAAGAATATGATTCTGACAAATTATCAGACAATGGTAAAATTTGTTTAGCAAGATTACAAAATATTAAAACAAAAAAAGATAGTCTTACATTAGAATTTAGTGAGCTTAATGTTATAGAAAAACACTACGCTGAAGAGTTAAGAAAAAATTTACCAAAAGAAGATAAGGAAAAACAACAATGAACTACGTTACAGTAGATGGTAAACAAGTTCCAGTAATTCCTGCAAAATCTAAAGAGGAAGTTTCTAACAAAAGAACAGGACAGAAATATGAATCTAAACAGGAATTTGATAATGATGTGGCCAATCCTGAGACAGATACAGTTGCTGAAGATTTAAGAGTTGATCATACAATAACTGTTGCATCATTAGTCGTTGCTGGCGATACCCAATAATGGAAGCTCAAGGCGGTACTGAGTTACAACATGCTTTTTTAGAAAAGTATGTAGACAAAGATTTACTTAGTAATTTTCAAATATGTACATCCATACCTGGTAAAGTGCCTTTAGTAAAAGATAAAATAAATATACTTTGGCAAAAAAATTCTTACGATCAAGCAAACCTACAGGACTTCTTTAAGAATAAAAAAAGACATAACGAGTATGATTGGTATGTTTTTAATTCACATTGGACATACGAAAAGTTTAGATTTTTTTTTGATATACCTACAGAAAAATCTGTTGTCATAAAAAATGGTGTAACAAATTTTCCAAAAATAAAACCTTATAAAAAAGGTGATCCTGTCAGATTGTTATTTCACCCTACGCCATGGCGAGGCTTGAATGTTATTTTAGGTGCCATGCAATATATTAAAGATCCAAATATTACTTTAGATGTTTACTCAAGCTGCGATGTTTATGGCTCTGAGTTTAGAGATGCGCATCATAAAGATTTTGTTGAGTTATTTGATCAAGCAAAAAAATTACCTAATGTAAATTACATAGGATATAAACCAAACCAATATATTTTAGATCACATTACAGATTATCAAATATTTGCCTACCCAAGTATATTTGAAGAAACGTTTTGTATATCTGCGGTTGAAGCAATGTCTGCGGGTCTGTATACAATTGTAACTAATTTTGGTGCATTGTTTGAAACTTGTTCAGAATGGCCAATATATGTAAACTTTGAAAAAGATTACAAAAATTTATCTTATGCCTTTGCTCACGCAATACAAATCGCAGCATCACAACTTCATGAACCTTCAATACAAGAACATTTGCAAGATCAACAAAATTTTTATAAAAAGTTTTACAGTTGGGAAAAGAAATCAAATGAGTGGACTAAATTTTTAAAAGGAGCTCTAGATGCAAGACCAAGACCCTAGTAAACCTATATGGGTTCAAAAAGCTGAAGACATACACTTATTTATTGGAACACCAGTGCACAGTGATTGTTCCATACATTATGCACAAGCATTAATAGAGTTACAAAAAGCTTGTTACCATAAGAAAGTTAAAATAGAATTTAGTTTAGTAAAATCATCTTTAGTAACACAAGGAAGAAATTTATGTGTTGCTGCTTTTCTAGACTCTAAAGCTACCCATTTGTTATTTGTAGATTCTGATATAGATTTTAAATCTCAGTCAATATTTAAAATGATTGCAAAAGATAAAGATGTGATATCCATACCTTACCCTCTTAAAAATTTTGATTGGGAGAAAGGTTTTGATAAATTTAAAAATAAAAAAATAGCATCCGCTAAAGATTTAGCACAAGCATTCAATCAATACCCCATGAAGGTAGCAGAGCCTGATAATATAACAGTCAATAATGGTGTAATTGAAGTCACTCATAGCCCTACAGGATGCATGCTTATTAAGCGTAATGTGCTTGAAAAGATGATAGAAAAATATCCACATTTATTAGTAAAACAAAAGACAATAATTAATGGTGAATTGGTGGATAGAACCAATCTTTATAACTTTTTTGATACATTATTTGACCCTGATACTAACACATATCATGGTGAAGATTTTGCTTTTTGTAAACGATGGAGGGATATAGGTGGTAAATGCCATGCCTATATCAATGATGAAATCAGCCATATTGGCGAGCATCGATATATTGGATGTTTTGGCGATGAGTTGATACTAACTGAGTAAAATGGTAATATTAAACTTTTAGATCTAAGGAGAAAACAATTATATGCCACTACAATTTTTACCCTATGCATTAGCAGCCATTGGTGGTTACAAAGGTTATAAAGATTCAAAAGATCAGGGTATCAGTGGAATAAATAGATTATTAAACACAGCGGCAGGAGCCACCATCGGATATACTGTAGGTTCATATGTTCCTGGTGTAAAAGCAGCTGGGTTTGGTGGAACCGGTGTTGGAGCGGTTCCAACGTTTACACAACTACCAGGTATAAGAGCTATTCCTGGATTTGGTGCAGGAGTTCCGCAGGCTCCTACGACTCAAGCTCTAACGGGTGATGCAGCGATAGCAGAACAAATAGCTGCTGCCGATCGTGCAAAAAAAGCTAAAGCTTTAAATAATGCAAAAACAACAAAAGGCGGAACACTTTTAGACATTTTAAAAGATAAAGAGACAGGTGAATATGATCCAATGAAAGTTGGCGGTTCTCTTGCAGCATTAACATATTTTGGTGGTGCGTTTGATCAAGGACCAACAGATGTTTTTTCACCAGGTTATAATGTTGGTTACGCACAATTTGCAGCACAAAGACCAGGGTTTACTTATATTGATCCTCAAACTGGACAAGAAAGACCTTATGAAAATGTTTACATCCCAGAAGCAGATCCAGCAAATCAAGGAGAATTCAGATCAGGTCCATACAGTATGAATAAAACAAGATTAAAAACGGGTGGTCTTGCAGAGATAAAAAAATTTAATGAAGGTGGTGTGAATTATTTACCATCTAAAATTTCACATGATGAAAATGATTCAAATAATTATGTCAGAGCACATGGTTATGTTGAGGATGGATCAGGAGCAGGTGATAAAGACGAGGATACAATGTTAGCTCAACTAGCAGACGGAGAGTTTGTAACACGAGCAGATGGAGTATTAGGTGCAGGTATCATAGCTGGTGCAAATCCAAATAGCATCAAAGATATGAGAGAAAAGGGTGCCCAATACTTCTACGATCAACAAGCTAGATACAAAAGAGTATTTGATTTATTGAAGGAGAAGAATGGCGACAGTAAGCAAAAAACGAATTAAACCTCTAGTAAGCGTTATAACTATTGAACCAAAAGATGTAGAAAGATTTTGGCCATTAGCAGAGTTTATGGTGTCTGAAGCACTTGCATTCTCAGGAAAATATGCAGATGCAAGTTGGGTTTACGATCAAATGAAAAAAGATTTGATGCAATGTTGGATTATGTTCGGATCTGACGAAGCAGAAGAGAATAAAGTGTTTGGTATTTGTATTGGTAGAGTTGCTGTTATGCCAAATTATAATCAATATGAAATAGTTATTTGCACAGGTAAAAGAAGGGATTTATGGGAAGATGGGTTGATTGCAGAAATTACAGATTTTGCCAAACATAATAAATGCAAACGTCTTAGTATAATGGCAAGACCAGGTTGGGAAAGAATTTCCAAAAAATGGGGATGGAAAAAAAGACATGTGCAATTAGAGAAATGGATATAATATGAGTTTTTTTGGCGGAGGAAAATCACGACCAACACCACCCTCTTCAACAACACAATTTGTAAGAGAGGCGCCTGGTATAGAAGAAAGAAAATTAGAATTAATGGATATTGCGCGTCAGGTAGCGCAACAACCCATTGACCTTCCAGATATACAGGTAGCAGGTTTAAGTCAATTAGAACAACAAGGATTACAAAGAGCGGGTCAAACAGGTATAGGTGGTCAAACTGTTAGATCGGGAATTGGCGCAATTCAACAAGCTGCAGCTCCAATAGGTGCTGCACAAATTCAACAATTTTTAAATCCTTTTCAATCTTATGTTACGGGTGAAATTGGAAGACAAGGTCAAATGATGCAAAACCAAATAGCTCAACAAGCTATAAGATCGGGAGCTTTTGGTGGTGGTAGAGAAGGTGTTCAACAAGCAGAATTACAAGGTAGAACTTTAGAAGCTATGGGTAGAGCACAACAGGCAGGTTTCAACACAGCTCTTGGTGCAGCTCAAAGACAACAACAAGTTGGTTTGTTAGCTGGTCAACAATTAGGAAAACTTGGTGAACTTGAACAACAAATAAGCCAAGCAGACATAAATCAATTATTAGCATCTGGGGGAGTACAAAGACAGTTGGCTCAAGCAACTTTAGATGCACAAAGACAAAGCACATTACAGCAACAATATGAGCCTTTTCAACGTGCAGAATTTTTGGCTAATCTATATGCAGCAGGTCCAAAAACACAATCAGGTGTGACTATGGGCACTGCTCCAACCACAAGTCCATTAGCTCAAGCAGTCGGTACGGGTTTAGCAGCATTTACAGCTTTTCAACCTAATCAAGCTCAAAGGGGGTAAAATGTCTTTAAATAAAGTTCTGAACAGACCTTTGTTCCGTGAAGCTGCTCTTAAAAAAGGTTATTTAAAACCAATCAAAGCTTTTGATGGCAGATTTATTGGACCACCTACAGCTCAACAATCTTTTATTGGACCAAGAAATCCATTTAGTCCTCAACCTGTTGGACCAAATCCAAAAATGTTTTCGTTTGATAGAAGATCCGGAGGTTATCTTACACCCTATGGATTAAATAGAATTAGAAGAATACCTGGGAGTTTTGCGGGACCTGTTGCCATGTACACTGGATTAGAAGCAGCTGGTGTTCCAACTCCCGTTATCGGAGGTATGTTTGCAGGTGAACTAGGAGGACTAGCTCTAGGAATGTCAAAAAAAGCTGCAAATCAAGGAGTGTCAAGAATGCTAACATCTCCAACAAGATTTGCTATGAAAAATCCATTACTAACAACAGTTGGACTAGCAACAACTGCTACGGGCAGAGGTTACTATGATTTAGCAAAACAAAAAGAACTTGTAAAAGAATATGCAAAAGCAAATAATATTAGTGAAGAAAGAGCTATGAACATTTTTGAAAGAGATGTTGCTGGTGATAAAGGAAGAAAATTATCAGATGGAACTTTCTCAGATATTGCAAAAACATTTAATAAATATTTAACGCAAAGCCCATCACGAGCTATGGAGTTAGCTAAACCTTTAAGTGAAAGCACAGCTCCTGGACAAAAATCAGAAAAAGATATTGCAAATGATATTAGATCTTATGCAAATTATGTTGGTCAGGGTGGTTCAAGAGTTTATCAAGACGTTGATACATTAGTAAAAAAATACAAAACTGCAGATGCAATAGTAAACCAAGAGATGAATGAGTTTCGAGGACCAGATGATGATATGATTTATCAAGAGCAAGCATCGAAAGCTGAAATAGATTTATATAAAGCAAACACTGATTTGACTTCGAAAATAATGTTTGAAAATCCTGGTATGTCAGTCGAGAAGGCATCTAACCTTGCACAGGCTGTTGTTAAAGGAGATGTAGATGCAAAAGATATAAAAGATGTTGCAGAAAATGATTCTTTATATGCTAAAGTTGATAATGTATCGGGAGATACAAATCATCCTAACGATCAAAAGAAAAAGAAAACAATTGAAGGTGGATCAGATAACAAACCTGGGGCAACTGATGGATCGTCTGGTGACTCAAATATAGATCAAGGAAAAAATATCGCAAAAGAATATAATTTTAATTTAAAAGATATAGACCCTAGAAGAACTTCTGTTGATCCTAAACTAGTATTTTTATCTAAATTAGCAGCGGGTTTATTATCAGGTAAAAGTATGCAATCTGGCCCAGCTGGCTTTTTTGAAATATTAGGTAACGCTTTAGGTCCGGCAATAGATTCGAGTATTTTAGTAAAAATGAAAAACGATGAGGCTTTCAGAGATTTTGCATCAATGGTTCTAGATTATAACAAAGATTTAATTAAAGAAAGAAATGAACGTTTAGGTTCAGGTAAATACGATGAAGGTTCCTTAGAAATAGATGGAAGATTTTATGAAGCTTTTCAAGATAAAGAAACAAAAGTTGTATATTCAAAAGACGAAGCTGGAAATATACGAGTAATTCCGCAGGAAGTTGGACAGTTCTACGTGCAACAAAATAGCGAAAAATATATGGACAATATCAAACTTGTTGCTGACGGTGCTTTATCTGCAGATATTTTAAGAGATCAAATTGCATTGATGAAGAGTCCTGGAGGTGCAACGGCAACAGGTGCATCTGGACTTGTTCTTACATTAGCAGAAACACTTGGAAACCTACCTGGTGAGATTAAAGATGGTGTAGTAGGAGCTATCTCAGGCGACTTTGATCAAACAGGGGTATCAGAGGAATTTGAGGAAAAAACTAATGAAGTCTTAGATAAGTTTACATCAGCTCTTGAGAAAAAAGGTAACGCTTCGCAAGTATTAGGTAAATTAAAAGTTAATGCAAGAATGTTAACATATACTTTGGCAAATGCATTAAAAGATAAGGACAGATTAACAAACAGAGACTTACAATTAATTGAAGAATTAACAAAAACTTTAGGCACAGAACCTGATGCTAAAATTATACAAAAATATGAAGAATTATTAAAAAGAGTTGAACAGAAAAATCAACTAAGATTAAATAGATTCTACACAATGGGTTATACGGGAAGAGATGTAGAAGGTATACTAAAAAGTTTAGACAGAGCTTCAGTGGTACAACAAACTGCACCAGAGATATTTGATGTTGGAAGTGCGTTTGAAGCATTTGGGATACAATAATGGCGTTAAATGAAAAACAACAACAATTTATTGATATGTTACAAAACAGTATTGACAACAATACGTTTGCACCAGAAGCTTTAAATCCATTACAAAAAAGGGCTGTCGATAAATTTATTAAAGACGGCCTTATTAAGTCTGAACCTTTAGAAAAAATTGTAGAAAAAAGAACAAAAGCAAGGCAAGACATAGCAAAGGCAAGAACTGTAAAAAAAGATCCTATTGCAGCCTCTTTAGGTTTTGATGAATCAAGGTTGCCTGGGGGAGATTTTCTTCTCTCTGGAAGAAGCTCAGCTGTTCTTGCAGGAGATTTAGGCGCATCCTTGATGGCTGTAAATTATTTTCAAGACAACATAGCTAATTCTTACAAAGCAGCTGCAGCTCAAGCAGGACAGGCAGGTTTTGGAGAACAACTTAAACTTACAAGAAACAAAAGATTTTTTTTTGAAAATTTAGCAAACAAATTACCAGCAAGATTTAAATTTACAGGCGCTGCACTCAGATTTGCAGGTAAAGCATTGGACATTCCACAAAGAGTGGCCAACAGTCCTTTAGGTAGAGCAGAACTTGGAGTGGCCGCCGCAGGTACGGTTGGTGCTGGTATTGGTTCAGCGGCTTATGACGTTGCAAACAAAGTGATGGGTCCAAGAATTATTGAAGGAATGCTAGAAGATTTAGGAGATATGCCACCACAAAAACTAGAGGATATGGACGTAATTGATAGAGCGGTTGTAGAGGCAAAGAATGCTGCGCTGTTTAATTTTGGAGCAGCAGCACTTACACCATTACTTATGGCATCAGGAGGTATACTAAATAAATTATTTGGCACTACAGGTATAACACAAAAATCAATGGCACAATTTGCACGGGACAACGGATACGAAATACCTTTACTTGCTGCAATGAAAGATGGCCCATTATCTGGATTAGGTCAAAGTTATTTTAAAACTATCGGGGTATTTCCATACATTTCTAAAGTTATGGATAAAAGAATGCTTTCAGCTGAAAATGTGTTTGCTAAAGGTTATTTAGATTCAAATGTTGCAACTATTGCTCCTGTGTATAGTCATTCTTTTTTATCACAAAAATTATACAATCAAGCAGTAGAAACATTCAAAAAAAATGCGGCTACCATTGAAGAATCATACCAAAATTTTTTCGGGTTGAGCAGAGTTGCTGGTAATCCTGCTATCTTAAAATTAGATAATACCCTAAAGGTAGCTGAAGATTTTTTAAGACAATATTCACAATCATTTCCAGATTTAGCTAAAGCATATCAAAAAGGTATGAGCACATCTGGAGTTGAGGCTTTTAGCTTTAAAGACGTGGCAGATTTAGCAGAATTTGGAGATCCTTTAAAACAATTTTTTGGTTTTGCTTCTGGAGTAGCAAGAACAGGTCCAATTACTTTTGAACAATATAAAGGTTTGACAATGATGTTGAACAGAGCATTAGAACAAACTGGATATCAAACTGCATCAAGATCTGTTGCAGGCATTAGAGCTGCGTTAGAAAGAGATGCACATGGTTTTTTAAAAAATTTAAATACTACAGAACTGTTAAAAAACTCAGATGTTCAACAAAATTTAATAAGACTTGGAGGAGGTGATCCTGTAAAAATTATTGAAAAAGAAATTGCAGAGAGACGAGCACGGGACGCCTTAAATGTAAACGAACAATTAACACCTGCTATGGTAAATGAACAATTAACCAAAATACAAAGAGAAGGTGTTGAAACAGTCACACCTGAAATGTTGCAAGAGGCAGCTGCAAAAATAGCTAAAACACCAGAAGGTAAAGCACAATTAGAATCTGTAATTAATGCTGGATCTAAAATGCATAAGGCACTTAAAGATGGTAATGAAGTTTTTGCCCGAATCATGAAATTCTATACTGGAAAAGAGGGGACAACAGCTATGAAAGCTTTACGACAGTTTGATAAATCTTTGTTTACACAAAAAACATTATTTAACATACCTGGTGCAGCTGTTTTGCCAAAAGATCAATTATTTGAACAAATTCAAAAATCTGTGTTTGCATCAAAAAGTCCGTCAGCTTTAATGGAATTTAGAAAAATGATAGGTGCACAAAAAGGATTTGATGGTTATTCAGAGGCAGGTGCAAAACTTTACAAGGCAGCTTCAGCAAAATTTTTACACAATGCTTTTATGAGATCATTTAAAAGCAAACCTATTAATTCTGGAGTTTTTGGTTCTTCAAGGGTGCCTTTTTCAGCGCCTTTCGAAAATGGTGCTTTCAGACAATTAGAAACAGACGTAAGATTTCAAGAGGGTCTAGACGATGTTTATGATGCATTTGGAAGAGCAAATGTAAAAGATGCCTTATCAAGACAGGGTGGTGAAATAACTTCAAGATTAAGTGATGATACACTTGAGGATGTAACAAACATAAGATTTGGTCCTGAAGATTATAGAGACTTTGATGGTGAAACATTTTCAAGACTTTTAGGTTTTGATAGACCAACGAGAGAAACCAGAGCTTTTCTTGAAGAATTGTATGGCGGAGGGGTAAAAGGAGCTCAAGCAAGAGGACACCTTGAAGATTTTGTTGATTATGCAAAAAGATTGACAGATATACCTATCACAAATTCATCCTCATTTATTCAAAGAAGATTAACACTTGGGGGTGCAAGTTCACTTGCAGGTGTCGCTTTAGGTTTCGGTGGATCTGCTGTGGCAAGTCCATTAGCACCTATACTTTTATTTGCTACTGCATTAAGAGCAGGTAAAATTTTATCCGACCCATTTTTGTTAAGACAAATAAATGATGTACTCACACCAAAAGAAGTAGAAGCCGTTTTAAAAGGAGGGAAAGCATTTGGTGTAAATCAAGCTGGTGTTATAAATTCGAAAGCTTATCTTGCGGGACTAAGAACAAAAAGGGAGGCCTTTGCAAGATTTATGAATAAAGCATTTGGTGAAGATGATGATTTTAAACCTGTAGACCCAAATAATATAGATTTTAAATCTATAACTGAATATTTAAATGCGCAACAAGTACAAATGATTAAGCCAAATTATGGTGAAGACGGAGAGAATTTACCTCAAAGAACAATTGTTGCTATGTATAATGAAGAAGTAATGCCAGAACCAAATGAAGCCCAAGCTGCAGAAGATCAAAATTTTATTAAAGGTGGTATACAAGCAATTAAAGATTTTAATAGCACATTCACGGTAGATGGTGAAAAAGGTAAGTTAGAAATAGGAGATCAACCAAATCAAATTGTTTCTGCAAGTCCAACATTATCTTCGCCTGGAGTTCCAACAAACGTTGGGCAACAAGTAAATGCAAGTCAGTTTCAAGCTCTATTTCCAAATGATCCAACGGGGGCTGCTATAGCTTTGAGAGGTAGACGTGTCTAAGAACGCATTACAAATGATTGAGTCACATGAAAAATTGTGTCGTATAATGCAAAAACAAACTCACGATAAAATAACTGGTCTTGAAAAATCAGTAAGTAGAATAGAAAAAATCATGTTGACTTCAGCAGGTGTATTAATTACAGGTATGGCATCAGTCATAATTGTATTAATTACACGATGAAATTAATAAAAAAATATCCTTACAAACATTACAATAGATTTTCAGATACGACAGGTAGGAAATATTTAGTTGATAATATAAAAGTTCCTTCAGTAACCACAATTTTAAGTGCCACAAAAGACATGAGACAATTGAATAATTGGCGTAAACGTGTTGGAGAAGAAGAGGCTAATAGAATTATGAATCAAGCATCTACTATTGGCACGGAGATGCACCAGGTTCTTGAATACTATCTTACTGGACAAGGATATTATAATGATATGGAGGATGGAGCAAAACCTAGAATGATGGCAAAAACTATACTAGATAACATAAAACTAGATGAAGTTTGGGGTAATGAAATAAGCCTTGAGTATCAAAACAAATTTGCTGGTACCTGTGATTTAACTGCGGTTGCATATGGAAAGCCAAGTATTGTTGACTGGAAACAAGCAAATAGGCCCAAAAAAGAGGAGTGGGTAGAGGATTATAAGTTACAACTAGGTGCTTATTATTTAGCCCATACAGCCAATTACGGGCCCATAGAGCAGGGTGTAATCAGTATTTGTACCCGAGACCTCCAATATCAAGAATTTAAGCTCTCAGAGCCTCATTTAAAAGAATATAGCGAAAAGTTTTTAGAAAGATTAGAAAAATTTGATAAATTACAACAACCAGTCTCTTAAATCCTCTTCACCTAAAGTCTTAGCAGCTATTTGACCTTTATTTACTAATGATTTCATAATAGCCTCATCTAGAGTACCTCTAGCCACAATATCAATATATGTTACAGAATTTTTCTGTCCCATACGGTGAGCTCTATCCTCTGATTGTTTTCTTACTTCTAAGTTGTAATTATTTGAAAAATATATGACGTTAGTACAAGCAGTAAGAGTAAGACCAAAACCACCAGTTGTGGGATTACCCACAAGAAATCTAGTTTTTTTATCTTTTTGTATGCGTTCAACAGCTTTTTTTCTATCTTCAACATTCACATCTCCATAAATACTTACGACAGCATCTTTGCCATATTTTTTTTCTAAGAATCTTATAATCTGTTTGATATTATAAATATAGTTAGCCCATATAATTGATTTTCCGTCTGATTCTTCAAGTATTTCATCAAGTGTAGTTAATTTTTGTTTGTGTAGTTCAACTATCTCACCATCATCATTTTTAGTAAAACCATTACAAACTTGATGCAATTTAATAATTTCTGTAAGTTTATTAGAAAATGATATTGTACTATCTTCAACAATTGCCAACGCCATCGTTCTCAAGCGATTATATATATTTTTGCTTTCACCCTCGAGTTCAATGTATCTTTTCTGACGTACCTTCGGTAGGAGGTCTAAACACTGTTCTTTTCTTATTCTAGTTGAAAACATTTTTAATTTTGTTTCAAGCTCTTCTAATCTTTTATAATATTTAGGCACACTTATGTAACGACCAGAACCAACGGGTATGTCTGTCATTTCCGCATATCTATTTCTAAACGCAAGATAACTAGAAAAACCTAATAATTCTGGACTTAAGAATTGACATTGTGTAAAAAGATCTAATGGCGACTTTGTTATTGGGGATCCTGTTAATATGCGCCTTACCCGCGCTAATTTTCTTAATCCTAAAATGTTCTTTGTACGTTTTGCTGATCTATTTTTTATGGTGGTTGATTCATCCAACGCTACAAAGTTTAGCTTATTTTTAATTAAATAATCTACACAACCGTCAAAACCTCTTTTGGTTGATAAGGCTTCAACATTTATTAGAAATATTCTAAAGTGTTCATAATTATTTAAATGATCATAGTCTTTTTGTTTATCTAAATTCCATTTAAATATTTTATATTTTATTTCTGATGGCATGTGGGTTTCTATTTCGGTTTCCCATACTGTGTAAACTGATTTTGGCGCAATGACTAAAGCAGAATTAATTTCTTTTGTCAAAAAAAGATATGCCATGTTATCAATAGTTACTTTTGTTTTACCTGTGCCCATTTCCATAAAGTATGCCCATTGATGTTTAATTGCTGATTCGTTTAATGCATTGCGTTGATGTTCGTAGGGTTGAGTTTTATAGGGGTATTTCCACATCTCAAGGTTAAATATATTTTCTTGTTGCAAAATTCAAGAGATTATTTTATGAGACCACCAGGAGGAAAATATGGATATAGAAAAAATGTCGTCCATTGACATTGATCAAGATAATGTAAAATCAATATCAGATAAATGTCACCAACTTAGTGAACTCCAAAGTCAACTCAAAGATAAGGAAGAGGCGCTTTCTTTATTAAAACATAAAATAAGAGATATGGAAGAACGAGTAATTCCTGAAATGATGCAGGAGGCAGGTGTATCTTTACTAAAACTCAAGGATGGTTCTACCGTTGAGGTAAAACCTTTTTATGCAGCTAAAATTCCTGAATCAAGAGTTGAAGAGGCCTTTATCTGGTTAAGAGATAGAGGTTTTGAAGACTTGATTAAAAATACTGTGACCGCTTCTTTTGGTCGTGGACAAGACAATCAAGTATCTGAACTTATAAGTGTATGTGAAAAATTTGGTTTCAACTATAATAAAAAAGAAAAAGTTGAGCCAATGACTTTGAAAGCATTTGTAAGAGAACAAGTCGAAGGCGGAAAAGAATTACCATTCGATTTGTTTGGGGTTTACATAGCTAACAAAACAAAAATAACAAATAACAAATAACGGAGGAAACGTGAAGACAAAAGACGGACAATCGAACGAAGTGTCGATTAAAAAAGATGCAGGTGCAATTGCTTCAATAAATATTGAACAGTTTGCAGACGCAGGTTTTGATAATGTTGATTCAAAAAGTTTAGCATTACCATTTCTTAAGGTGTTAGGACAACTGTCACCACAAGTTACACAAGGTGATAGTAGTTTTATGTCTGAGGCCAGAGCGGGTATGATTTACAATACAGTAACAGATGAGCTCTATGATGGCCAAAAGGGCATCACTGTAGTTCCATGTTTTTATAAACTGGAATACATAGAATGGAAAGACAGAGATAAAGGAGCAGTTGCACCTGTAAATGTCTATCCAGCAGACTCAGACATCATGAGTAAAACCACTAGAGGGGATGACGGTAAAGATAGATTATCAAATGGTAACTACATTGAAGAGACTGCATCTCATTATGTAATGGTTGTTGAACCAGAGAAAACTTCAACAGCTTTAGTTACTATGAAATCTACTCAAAGAAAGAAATCTAAAAAGTGGAATTCAATGATGATGTCACTAAGACAGAAAAGAAAAAATGGACAAGGATTTTTTAAACCTGCACCATTCACTCAACAATATACAATGAAGACAGTATTGGAAAAAAACAATTTGGGTTCATGGTTTGGTTGGGAGATAGAACATCAAGGTCCTGTCCAAAGTGAAGAAACAATGAAAGCGGCTTTTGACTTTTATGAAAGCTGTAAAAAAGGTTCTGTGAGAGTGAATCATAACAAAGAAGAACAAGTAGAAAAAACTCCATTCTAATATGGATTTACTTGATAAGCACCTGGAGGAGTTTATAGAACTCTTCCAGGGCTCTTCTACATATTTTGGCGTATCCAAACCCACAGGTAAAAAAAATTTTAAAGGAAAAGCAGAATTTAAACATTGGGTTGAGCCACAATCAATGACTAAAGATCATTGGAGCAGTCACCTTAGAGGAGAATCATATTACGGAAGTGTACCAATAAGAGACGATAATACATGCAGCTGGGGTGTCATAGATGTTGACCGTTATAATATACGGCATCAAGATGTCATTTCTATAATAAGACAAAGAAAATATCCATTAGTTCCATTTAGATCAAAGTCAAACGGATTACATTTAATTTTATTTATTGAAGGTGTGGTTGCTGCATCATCTATGAGAAAAAAATTAATTGAACTCGCATCGGATTTAGGAATAAACGATACAACAACAGATATTTTTCCTGCTCAAGATGAAGTAGATTTAACACCTGAAAATTGGGACGATAAAAGAAAAGGTAATTTTGTAAATTTACCATATCAAAAATTTAACATGACCACTAGGGTTGCTATGGATGATGAGTGTAACTCTATAAAACTTGAGGATTTATATAATTTTGTTAAAAAATTTAGATTGACACCAGCACAGTTCAAAAAATTAAAAATATTTCAAGATGATGAAACTAAGGACTATCCACCTTGTGTAGTAAATTTTATGAAAAACAAAGTTCAAAAGGGAGAAGGACGAAACGATGCAATGTTTAATGTTGCAGTTCTTGCAAAAAAAATAAATCCAGATCCTGTAATGTATGAGGAATGGACAAGAGAGATGATGACAAAAGTTTGTAGTGAAAAATTACATCCAAAAGAATTACAAAATATATTTAAAGGTGTTGAAAATAAAGAATATGCTTATAAATGCAAAACATCTATAGCGAGAATGCATTGTGTTTCTAGTGAATGTGTAAAAAGAAAACTTGGTATTGGAGTAAATGAAGCTCTACCTGAAGTTGGCAAACTCATAAAAGTAAATTCCTACCCTGAGCCCTATTGGATATTACCAATACAAGGAAAATCAGTGAGGTTGTCCACAAAACAGTTATACCAACAGCTTTTGTTGGGGGAGCAATTATTAAATTATGATATTGTGTGGAGACCTTTAAAAGCTACAAAAAGAGACCCAGACCCTTACAGAGATTGGTTAGAAGAACTTGTTTCAAATAAACAGGATATGGAGGGCTTTGATGCGGTGGAGGAGAGGGATGATGTATTTAACAACAGAATGGCCAGATTTCTTGAAGATGTAGAAGATACTACAGAATTTGACCAAATAGACTCCGATAATATCTGGAGAGACGATACTGAGATGAGATTTAAATTAGAAACTTTTAGATCTTTCATCAAAAAATTAGGATATAATTGGAATGAAAAGGAGTGTACAAGGTTTTTAGAACAAGGTGGAGCAAAACCAAAAAAGAAGTTTCAAGGTATAGACAGCAGACACTGGGTTGTTGCCTTACCAAAACAAACAGAGCATAAGAATAAAGATGTCAAATTTGTTAAGTCAAAAGCTGCGTGGGAAGACAATTAAAATATTTGGTCCACCAGGTACCGGTAAGACAGAAAATCTGTTAAAACGTGTACAACGATATTTAAAAAAAGGATATTCACCAGATGAAATATGTTATATATCATTTACCAATAAAGCTGTGGACGAATGTGTCGATAGGGTACGTAAAAGGTTTACAGAATACAAGGAAGATGATTTCAAATATTTTAGAACCCTCCACTCTTTGGCCCGACAGCAATTCGCTGAAATTCCCGTTTTAGATCCAAAAGCAGATTTGCTTATGTTTCATACACAATATGGAACAGTAAAAGTTAATTACAAAGAAAATTACGATGACGCAAAAGTTTACAACAATTGGTCATTACAAATTTATGATAGATCAAGGAACATGAAAGTAGATCCTGTATGGCTGTATAAACAACAATCTAGAAAGCCTGTACGTTTGCAGCAGTTTAAATCAATCATAAATGGTTACGAGCAATTTAAAACAATGGAACTGGAGGACGGACAACGGACACCAGATAGATTAGATTTTACAGATATGGTTGAAAGATATATTACAAACGGTTTAGTCATTCCATTTAAAGTTCTCATGGTTGATGAAGCACAAGATTTAACACCTTTACAATGGGATATGGTAGTTAAAATAGCAAAACAAGTTAATCGAGTTTACATTGCAGGCGATGACGATCAAGCAATTTATGAATGGAATGGGGCAGATGTAACTTTATTTCAAAGATTCCCAGGCAGAGCATTAGTTTTGAAAAGATCTGTTAGATTAAATAAAAATATACATTTTTTTTCTAAATGTTTACTGAACAGTATGGGTGATAATCGGGTGCCAAAAGAATTCTACTCTAATCAAAAGGCTGGCAGTATATTTAAATGGAATTCTTTAAAAAAGGTGCCATGGGACATGGACGGGAGTTGGATGGTATTAGCCCGAATCAATGATGTAAAAAAGGAGTTGCAACAGGAGGCAAGAAATTTGTCTTTGTATTATCAAGATGTCAAAGGCAACAAATCTTTTGACCCCTCACAGTTTTTAGCTATAGAATATTGGAACAAAATTTGTGAAGGTGGTTCTATATCTAGAGAAGAGGCGTGTACAATGTATGAGTATTTATTAAACATAGACCACGGATACCGGTCACAGGACAGTAAAAAATGGAGTTTCGCTCACCCAAATCAAGTGTTTAATTTTGATGAATTACATCTCAGATGTGGTATGAGAGATGAAAAAGGTCCATGGAATCAAGTGTTTAAAAGAAAATTTAAAGATAAAGATAAACAATACTTTTCTAAATTAATGAAAGGTGGTGTAGATCTTACACAACCACCAAAAATAACTATTGATACAATACATCAGGTTAAAGGCGGTGAGGCAGATAACGTTGTTCTTGCCAGTAAATGCAATTTTCCATCCCATTTTGAAAAGAAAAACCTACAAGAAAAAGTAAAAGAGTTGAGAGTGTGGTACACAGGTGCAACAAGATCAAAAGGAAGTTTGCATTTGCTAGGTACTTATCATCAATACAATTTTCCGTTAGGAAAATATTTTAAACTATACGAGGCGAACTATGTTTAGACAAATAATAATTGATGCCTTGACTGATAGATACAATGCACAGATATCTGAAGCAGAGGCTACTATAAAAATTTATTTAGAAAAATCTGTTGGAATAGGCGAACACCCTCAGCACTTAGATGAGGTAGATAAATTAATTGAAAAAATTGCCAATGCAGAAGAAAAATTAAAAATACTACAGGAATTTAAAATATGACAAATAAAGATATTTTTAATGACGCTTTTCCTCAAGAGAGACAGGTAGGCGGAAGTCACTATAAATTTTTTGCGATACAACCATATGAATTTATATCAAAAAATAATTTATCTTTTTTTCAAGGAAACGTTATTAAATATGTGTGCAGATATTTATTTAAAAATAAAATTGAAGATTTAGAAAAGATAATTCATTATTGTGAGTTGGAAATAAAAAAATTAAAAGACACGAAAAAAAAATGACATTAATTCAAGGGTTTGGAATGTTAGCCATGGGTATAGTTGCTATATTCATCGCAAGTTTAATAATTTATTTTGTCATAAATAATTTTGTAAATTAAATATGACTCATCAATTAAATTTTATTTATAATGATAGCGATTGGATAGCGCCAAGTGAATATCCAGACTTATCGCAAGCAAAAGAAATTGCAATAGATCTAGAAACAAAAGACCCAAATATTAAAACTAAAGGCTCAGGTTGGGCAACTTTTGACGGAGCCATAGTAGGTTTTGCTGTAGCTGCTCTCGATCAACAATGGTATTTTCCTATTCAACATGATGCTGGTGGTAATATGGATTTAGGAATTACAACTGCGTGGATGCAAGATGTTTTAAAAACTCCTGCAACAAAAATATTTCATAATGCAAGTTACGATGTTGGTTGGTTGAAAATAAATGGATTCGAAATTAATGGGCCAATAGTAGATACAATGATAGCAGCTGCACTGATAAATGAAAACAGATATAGTTTTAGTCTTAATGCGTGTGCAAAAGATTATTTAGGTGAAATAAAAAATGAGACATTTTTAAACGAGAAAGCAAAAGAATGGGGTATAGATGCTAAAGCTGATTTGTGGAGGCTGCCTGCAGGATATGTTGGATTTTATGCTGAACAAGATGCAGGTCTAACTTTACGTTTATGGCAGCATTTTAAAACTGAAATATCTAAGCAAAGTTTACATGATGTGTGGGATATGGAAATGGAACTATTACCTATTTTAATAGAAACAAGAATGAGAGGGATAAGAGTTGACGAAGAAAAAGCTGCATCTTTAAAAAAAGAATTTAAAAATAAAGAACAACAAGTATTAAATGAAATAAAAAAACAGACAACTATGAATGTTGATATTTGGGCAGCAAGATCTGTTGCGCAAGTATTTGATAGAATAGGTGTAGATTATCCACGAACAACGAAAACCGAAGAACCAAGTTTTACCCAAAACTGGTTAGTAAACTGTGATAACCCGATAGCGCAACTAATAAGACAAGCAAGAGAAATAAATAAATTCCATTCAACATTTATAGATTCAATTCAACGTTATGTTTATAAAGGTAGAATACATTCTGAAATAAATCAACTGCGATCTGATCAGGGTGGCACCGTTTCAGGGCGTTTATCTTATTCAAACCCTAATCTTCAACAAATACCAGCAAGAAATAAAGAATATGGTGATAAGATAAGAAGTTTATTTTTACCTGAAGAAGGTAGACAATGGGGTAGCTTTGATTACAGCCAACAAGAGCCAAGGCTTGTTGCCCATTATGCAGCAAGTGTAGATCAGCAATTTACGGGAGCTGATGATTTTATTGAAGCCTATAAAAATGAAGCAGCAGATTTTCATCAAATAGTTGCTGATATGGCAGGTATCTCCAGGACTCATGCGAAGACTATAAATCTAGGTTTATTTTATGGGATGGGTAAAGCAAAATTAGCAAAAGAACTTGGTATTTCTAAAGATAGAGCGGAGAGCCTCCTGAACCAATATCATTCAAAAGTACCATTTGTTAAAAAATTAGCAGAAGCTGTAACCACCTCTGCTTCAAAATATGGGTTTATTCGAACAATAAGGGGCCGTAAATGCCGATTTGACATGTGGGAGCCTGCTACCTTTGGAATGAACAAAGCTATGCATTACGAGGAGGCTAAAGCCATATATGGTAATAATATTAGGAGAGCTTTTACTTATAAGGCCTTAAATAGGCTTATTCAAGGATCTGCAGCCGATCAAACAAAACAAGCAATGATAAATTGTTATAAAAAAGGATATAAGCCCCTGTTACAAATACATGATGAATTGTGCTTTTCTATTGATAAAGAAAGTGATATTGTTGGAGTAAGGGAGGTAATGGAAAATGCAATCGAAAATCTCAAAGTCCCATTCAAAGTCGACATTGCATTGGGTAGAAGCTGGGGTCAAGCCAAAGAATAACTGCCCAAGGTGCCAAGGCACAGGTTTAATAAAGACCTGGTATGACACTTCTGAAAGTCACAAGGTTACTTCTGAGTGTCCTCTTTGTCGAGATACTCCTGATCTTCAGGCTCTTCGCTCTGCTGGTCTTTAGATTCTTCTCTAAGTTTCTTCATTTCTTTGTAATAGTTTGGATGTTTCCATTCAAACGACATATACCCTCCTTATTTTTTTTATAATCTATTATACCACATGAAATATTTTGAAATTTTATTTTACTTACTTTTAGAGCATTGACTGTATTAGGGGTTTTATTTTAGATGCGACAATGAATGCTTTTTGAAAATTTAGAGCGTATTAGCCTTGGGAATAAAAATGATTTTTTTTACTAGCTTAACTAGCTATGTCTAAAAGACCAATTCTTGCGTCTTTAACACTTTGTTCGTTGATCTTAATTTTAAGATCTTTAATTTTAATATCGATCCACTTCATATCAGGCGTTACTCTGCCCTGTTCCAACGCTTTGCCTGCCCATTTGGACTCCAATTGAAGTTTCTCCGTTATTAACTTTTGTAGTTGCATTTCGGTCAACCTCCTCGAAAGTTATGAAAAGTTTGTTGGGATCTAAAAAACCACCAGCATCCTTCTCTGTTACACCTCCTGACTCAACTTTCTTACTAAACGTGTCAAGAGCAGCCCTATCATTTTCTGCCTCAAGCATCTCATCAATTAATATGTTTTTATATTTTGCTTGGACGCGATATAGCTTCATGTATTATTATATATCAAAATGTGGTGATAATGCAACTATACGCCTGTTTTTGGTTTTTTCTTCGGAATTATTAGGTCCTCATAAACATTTACTTCTCTGCACTCAAATTTTATAGCAATTTTTTCAATATTTACCCTTTTATCTTCCATTTCATACACTCCCATATAAGCTAATTTATAGCCCATTAAAGAACAATCTTTATGGGATTGAAATTCTAAACTTGGTATTGATCCATTTTCACATGATTGCGTAAGAATAGAACAAACGTACATAACTAATACATATTTCATATAAATTCCTATATTATCCTATAACATTTTTTCCTTGCATATCCCATTAAAATATTTATATAGATGGGATGTTTTTTTTTAAATACTAACAAAGAGGTTATCATGAAAAACGAAAAAGATATAGGTGCGTCAGCTGAGTTGAATATGCCAGATGACAAGCCTTTGGTTTTAAAACCTGAATGGGAGTCAAAACCAAAAAAAGTGGAGAAGGTACACATATTCTCCGTCACTTACGATGAGAAAGATAATAAACTTTCACTCGTAGTAAATGGTGACACTTATAGACAACTTACAGTTAAAGATCGATTATCAGGAACTGTTAAGTTTCATGAGGGTGTGGATCAAATGGTAAAGCTGTTTAGAGATTGGGGGTTTTATGAAAATTACAATTAAATCTAAATCACCAATTTTTAAAAAGTTTATTGAGGACATAGATAATGTTTTATCTAAGACTCAACTTTTTACAGCTGATGGTAATGAGATGGATGTAGAGAATTATCATTTTCAAGATCAAAGAAATAGACTTTCAAAAATTTCACTAAATTTTGAAACTGGTGCACATCCAGCGCACATCATAAATGAATTTGTTGCTACTGATCTTGTTTACGATGAGTTAGCAGCACTTCAAGAAGAAGCAGATATAGAGGCGTCCAATGTATAACAAAAACGTTGTGATGTTTTTTATTTGTTTATTAATCATGGTCATGACTCCAAAAGTATTTTTACTTTTGGTTGGTGGCCTATTTTACTCAATCTTATTTTAAGGAGGAAAAGATGGTTAGTAAGAAAATAAAAGTTCCTAGTAAACTTAAAAAACTAGGATTTAAAAAAATTCATCAAGATAAAGATGGGTTTTTTATGTTTGGCTTGACACCAAATAAATTAAACAAAGGAGGAAAAGATCATGTCAAGAGCAGTAAATAATAAATTTTTTGAAACTAGGGATTACTCTATGTTCAAAAAGGTTCGAGGTAACAGACCTGTAGACCAGGCGCATGTTAAACAACTCAAAAAGTTAATTGCTGATAAGGATCTTATGGATCCAATACGTGTGAATGCCAACATTGAAGTTGTGGATGGCCAACATACATTACAAGCCAGAAAGGAATTAGGATTACCTGTTCCTTACATCATTATAAATTCTGATGATCCACTTGATGTTGCAAGACTAAACCAAGGTAGAAAGAATTGGTCATTGGATCATTTCTTAGGCCACCATTGTGCAAGAGGTAAAATGGATTATAAAATTTGTAAATCTAAAATGCAACAGTGGGGACTACCAGTATCTGAGACGATGATTCTTTTGTTAAAAGTTTCATCAAGATACAGCACAATCGGTACAAATTTTAAAGAGGGTACTTTTAAAATACCCGCTGGTGGTATTGAACATTGTGATAGAATTGGTGGTCAATTAAATGCCTTAAAAAGATTTTTGATTGGTGTTGATAACACTGATAGAAGAATCAAAAGGCAAATAATTACGGCATATATAATTGCTGACAGACATCCAAAATGGCAGTATGAAAGATTTAAAACAGCTTTAAAGACTAAATCTGCATGGTTACTGCATGGAACAACGTCAAAAGATTATATACATATCTTCCAAAAAATTTATAATGCTGGAAGAACAGCAAAACAAAGAATAAATCTTGTTGAATTCTTTGAGTCTAAAGAGTACAGAGATAAGTAAGGAGTAAACATGGACATCACTAAATGGAAATCTTGTGCGGTTGATATCGAATCATACACACTGATAAGAGCGATGGGAAAGGCAGGTTTTAGAAGACCTGGTAGCATGATCGCTAAATTAGTTGATGAAGAAGTAAGGAAGATAGCCAAAAAAGAAGGTAAACCTTACGATAAGATGAAAGAGAATTTACTTTCACAGGGTAAAAAACTGTTGAACGGTAATTAACACGCGTGTGTTTGGTGGCGTACGGGAGACTAACGCCACCAATTTATCGCTTGCACAAATTCAAAAAATAAATATAAAATAAATATACGTATTCCTAAGCCTAGAATGAAAAGGTGAGGCTTTCAAAACACCTTATTTCCAATTAACAACGAGCACTTAAATTAACTTTTTTAAGGAGATTTAGTGGGTAAAGCTGTGAAAAAAGGCAGTCCAGAAGCATTAGAACAAGCATTACAGAAGCTTGTAATGGTATGTCCAAATAAAAAAACTTATAATGAGCTTACCAGTTTGATGTTTCAGTTGTATTGTGGAAACGACTTTGGTTTAGGAAATTTCAGTTTAGCATTTCTTGATAAGATTGAGGAATGTTGGCAATCAGGTAGGAAAAAAGCTGCTGAAGCTAAAGGCCTAAAACTGGTTGTCAAAAATACATGACCACGGTGTTTATTCCACATCCATATCTTTTCCCGCATCGTGGTTATGTACATGACGATAGAAGCTGAAAAATTTATTAATGCTACTTTAAAATTTGTAAGTGGGCTCAATGGCCTGGAGAAAAGTGAATTTATAGAAGACGTATTAGATGATTTTGAATGGATCTGCACCACAGATTATTCCATGATTGAAAAGAGGAAGTACCGTGAGTTATTCACCGCACTTGTTAAAAATTTTGGGCATTGATTTAGCTGTAAAGGTAATTAATCAAAAACAATCACCTGAACAAAGGTTGTTTCAAGCTATAGTATTACAAGCGTTTGAAGATGCTATGACCACTCATGGATCCAAACAAGAATCTTATTTAAAAAAAGATGCTCATGATTGGTTTTTGGATAATAACAAAATATTTCAAAGTATTTGTTGGTATGCAGGTTTTGATCCAGAAATTATTCATGACCGTTATAAAAGAATGTTAAAAGATGAAAAAATAATTTTTACAGAATTACAAAAGTCTTGGGTTAAATATAGAAGTTTATATAGAGATTATCGAGCTGCAGGTACGCCAAGCGAGAGAAGAGAAATTATGTATAAAATTGTAAGAGTTAAAACAAAATAGTCATGGTGGTCTAAAAAATTTAACCCCTGGGGGAAATTTGATGTGAGAGCAAAAAATGAGTAAAACCCCCAGAGGTATTCCTAAAAAGTGTTTGAAATTAGTAAACACGTGTTAACTATATCAGAATACGGGCCAACGGACAAAGGAAAAAATTTTACTATATAGATAATCTAGACACCTGATTAAAAAAAAGTACCCCATGGGGTAAAACAGGTGTCCCTGGTGTCCCTAATAGGCTATTAGTCAATATTACCAACACTTTTAATCAATTTTAATGGTGTCCCTGTGGTGTCCCTGTGGTGTCCCTAGGGACACCAGTCTTGCGGGAACGTTATCAAAAGTTTTTAAGGGTATTACTTTATGGTGAAATAATCTATATAGTAGAAATTAGAGAGGAGTAATATCCAAATATGTATAAAAAATATTTTGAATTAGGAAAACTTGGTTTCGAGTTTTTTAAAAAAACAAAAGAATATTATAGACAAGGTGGCAAAAAAACTAAAGATATTATGGATGAATCTGGTGTAACTAAAGAAATTGCAAAAAGCGATATTAAATCAGACATCAAGAGGAGAGTTTTTAGAGGTGGAAAAAAACCATCAGATTTTTATGATAAACCTAAAAATAGATAATGGGACTTAAAAAAAAAGAACTTAGAACAATAGATGATCTTACTCCAAAACAAAAAATGTTTGTAGAAATTATGGTTCAGGATCATGGGCAGATAACCCAAGGTGAAGCATTAAAACGTGCGGGATATGTTTGCAAGAATGAAAATGATTATGGTGTGATTGCCTCCAGGTTGTTGTCTAGAAAACATAATCCACATGTCGCAAAATACTTTGATCAAAGGTTTGAAAAAGAATTAAAGAAATATGAGAGTGACAATCTCAGACGTTATAAAAGATTCGAGAGAATAGCTAACAAAGCAGAAACTGATAAACAGTATGCAGCAGCCATTAATGCAGAATTTAGATCTGGTCAATTGGCAGGAGCATATGTTGATAGAAAAGAAGTTAGAGTTACTGGTCTGGAGGGTATGTCACGTGAGGAACTTGAAAAAAAACTTTCTGAACTCTCAGCAAAAATCGATGGCTACAACGCCAAAACGATTGAAGCTGAGTCAAGTCACGTTGAAGAAATTGAAAACAGCTAGTTGGTCTGAATGGCTAAACGTTTTCAACCAAGTACACAATTCAACAATCACCACATCAGTTGGAACTGTAAAGGTTAAAATTAATGAGAAAAAAAATATCAATACCAAAAAGAGTAAAATCAGAAATAGATAAATACCCAATGGTATCTGTCGAATGGTTTGATATTGTATCTGATAGCAGTTGGACTTCTTTTGAGTCTCTTAAAAAAGCTAAACTTGCCACCTGTATTACAAAGGGCCACCTACTTTCACAGTCAAAGGGCGTGACTAGATTGTTTGGTGATTACTCTTTTGCAGATGATGGTAAGACAATTGATACAATTGGTAATACAACTGTAATTCCTAATTCGGTAATTAAAGAAACAAAAAAACTGACCTAATGGTTCGTAATATAAATCAAGAAAGTTTACTTTGGCAAAGAACGAAAAAAGGACTGACTGAATGCTTTTTAACCCGCATAGAAACTAGCACAATTAACGGTGTGCCAGATGTTCATGGTGTACATAAAAGAGGTATATTTTGGATAGAATTAAAATCAGATAAACTCAGTTTTCCTAAACTAAATAAATGGCAGATAGTTTGGATTAATCGATATCTAAAAGCTGGTGGTAATGTATTTATCTTGAAAGAGACCCTCGCGAAGAAGTCCCTAAAACTGTACAAGCCAGTGTCCGTGTTCACTGATCCTCGGTCACTGGTTCCTCGTTGCTCGTTCTCGTACCCTTTAAAATGGCCAACGGTCCAGCAGCACCTGCTGGATCTCCTTCAGGAGTCAGAGTGAAGCTCGGAAGTTTTCTCGTTGTCGTTCCCTGCCCCATGTTTCTTCCCCTCTTTGTTAGTTTGCATGGGGCTGGGCACGGCAGCGTACTTCAGCTTCTCGTCAGGTTTGTCAAGCACCAATCCTCGTTTCTCGTTGAAACAGGAGCTGGAGTCCTGCAGCGTAAACTGCAGGACTCCTGACGGAGCACTGCTGGTGCTACCGCTTCGTGCGAAAATTTTTTTGATAGAAAGCTCTTGACATTTATCCCATCAGGTCTTATGTAAGACCAACAAACCAAAGGAGAGCAATGAGCAAAATCAAAAAATGGCTTCGCGCTGGCGAAGCTGAAGAACGTTTTTTAATTGAAGATATTTCCAAGCACGGGTGCCAGGGAGGCGTGGGTGGTCTCATCTATTATTGGGAGACTACAGCCTTCTATGAAGAACACAAGGATGAGATTTGGGATCTATTATACGATTACGCAAACAATGAAGGATACAAGACCGGAGAGTACATAGGAATGGTTGCCAAAGAACCCGGATCACATGCGCAGCTCGTCAACGATCTCGTTTGGTGGGCGGTAGAGGTCCGTGCTCATGAGCTACGGGATCAGGAGGCACCTGCTGCAGAAGCTGGTGCTGAGGTTTGAGTGTCGTCATAGCGTGGCTCGTCTTTTTCGTTCTCTGGCCAACGGGGACGTTGGCCATCACTGGACTCTTCCTTCTCTCGCTGGCAGCTGGTCTTTAGATTTCTCTCGCTCGGCAGAAAGCGTGTGCATGCACCAGCAGCGCAAACTTCCTTCAGGAGCTGAAGCGCAGCGTGTGATTTCTCTCGCTCGGTAAGGAAAAGGTTGCTAATGTAATACCATTCAAGAAAGGAAGCACCCGTGCTGGCACTTCAGATGGAAAGCCAAATGGTCTGCATTTCTAGTTTAGAATGGTTCTAAAAGATAATTGTTGCATTGATGTATGGGATTTGATAAGATAGGCGATAAACTAACAAAGGAGAAAGATATGGGTTTAGACCAACACGCACACCTGAGAGGCAAAAAAGTCGATTGGGAAAAATACTACAACGAAAATAATTACGGAGAAGAAAATAATATTTTCGTGTGGAGAAAACACGCAAGACTGCAACAGTTCATGTCAGCAAAATGGGACGAACAAAACCAACACCATAAACACGCGGGTCATCTTGCTCACTTAGGTTTCAATGGAGATCAAGACACGCCTGTCTATATAACTGAAAAAGTCGCCAAAGAATTAGCAGAACAAATTCAAGAGGGTTTTAAGGATTATGTAGCAGAAGATGGATTTTTCTGGGGGCAACAGTTCCAAGAAGAATCTGTGAAAGAATACAAAGAGCAAGACATAAAATTTTTAAAATTTTGTGAACAAGCGATCAACGACAAGAAGGTCGTTGAATATTGGTGTAGTTGGTAAATGAGTTCGCAAGATAAAAAGCGAGGCGACAATGTCGCCTCGCCTCGCTCTCGTAAAAAAGGGCAAATGGAACAAGATAAGATGACAGCACAGGTCACTGAGCTGATGGGGAGATTGTCAGAAATACTGGGTAAAGATTTTGTTCAATTAGAAGTTGAACCAGTAATTAAAAAAATAAATAAAAAAAAGTTAAATTAACTATTGCAATCAATATCCCACTTTGATAAGAGATGGTGTCAAACTAACAAAGGAGTAAAATGACAAACGCAATAAAAAAGCTAAAGCAAGACGAAAAAAAAGTAGTCTTAGCGTATGCTCAATTAAAGCTAAAGTCTAATAGACTTAATAAAGAGATAGACACAATGAAACAAAACCTTGTTGATGTGTTTAGCAGAACTAATCAAAACTTAATCATTGTTCAAGACGAACATGGAAATAGTTTTGGAGTTCAAAAAATAAATCGTAAACGTAAGAAATTTGAAACAGCAAATTTCAAGATTGCACATAACGATTTGTTTAATAAGTTTTGTACTGAATTAGAATATCAAGAGTACAAAGCAATCGGGAGTGATGACAATGCCCAGTAATTTAATCAACATTGCTCAGACCTTAGCGAATAGAGTTAAAGGAACTGAACTATCAACAAATACTAAAGTTGATACTAAGACTAAGACTAATCTTAACTATGAGTTAATGTATAAAATGTTAGAGAGCGAAGTTGAAAAGCACATACTGGAAAATCAAGGCAACAGATGTGTAGATGAGTTTAGACAAAACATACTGACTAAATTCCAGTCGCTTGTACAAATACTAATCAAATAATAATTAACAAATCAATGGCGCTAACGCGCCATTGGTGTAACTTGCGCATAGCAAGGCTCACAATCTACTTTGACCTGCAATTCCAAAATTCGGTTTACAATTCGCGTTGCCTGGCGGGTGCTTACCGTGCAAAGAGGTTTACAAAGCAATATACATAAATATACTAGGGTCCCAAACGGTATGAACGTAGAAAATCTTACAGAAGACGAATTAAAAGATCTAATTCTTAAAAAGCAATTAGAGTGGATCAAGTTATGCCAGGATAATTTTTTAATTTTTGCTGAAACAGTTTGGCAAGATTTTATTTATCGTAAAACAAAGGACCCAAAGAAATATGGGCACCATCAAATTATTGCTCAATCCTTTCAAGATATAGCAGACGGGGATGCAAAGAGGCTCATAATTAATATGCCTCCTAGGCATACCAAATCAGAATTCGCATCATATTTATTTCCTGCTTGGTATATTGGAAAGTATCCAAAGAAAAAAATTATGCAGGTATCACACAATGCTGAACTAGCTTCAAGGTTTGGTAGTAAGGTTCGAAACTTAATGAACACCAAGGAGTACAAACAAATATTCGGAAATGTTACACTACGGGAAGATTCAAAAGCAAAAGGCCGTTGGGAGACTAATCATGGGGGTGAATACTTTGCAGCGGGGGTTGGCGGTTCTATCACAGGACGAGGGGCGGATCTTTTGATTATTGATGACCCACACACTGAACAAGACTCAATGTCTGATTCAGCGATGGATCGTGCTTACGAATGGTATAGCTCTGGTCCAAGACAACGTTTACAACCTGGCGGTCGAATATTAGTGGTCATGACCCGGTGGGCGGTAGACGATCTCACTGGTCGTTTAGTAAAGGCTCAATCAGAACCAAAAGCGGATAAGTGGAACGTAATAGAGTTCCCTGCAATTCTACCAAACGATAAACCTGTATGGCCTGAGTATTGGTCTAGAGAGGATCTAGATTCAGTGAAAGCCTCAATCTCTACAAAGAACTGGAATGCTCAATACATGCAGGACCCAACTTCAGAAGAGGGAGCGATTATAAAACGTGAATGGTGGCAAGACTACGATAAAGATTACCTCCCTAAATTACTACACGTAATACAAAGTTATGATACTGCATTTTCAAAAAAAGAATCCGCAGATTATTCAGCAATCACCACCTGGGGGATTTTTGAACCTGTAGAGGGATATGAAAAATGTATTATACTTTTAGATGCTCAAAAGGGTAGGTATGATTTTCCAGATTTAAAAAATTTAGCTTTAGAGCAGTTTAGATACTGGGAACCAGAGACAGTGATAGTTGAAGCCAAAGCAAGTGGTCAACCGCTAATTCATGAGCTTAGACGTGCAGGTATACCTGTTATTGATTATGTGCCTGCAAGAGGTAGAGACAAGCATACACGTATAAATAGCTGTGCTCCAGTGTTCGAGTCTGGAATGGTTTTTGCTCCATTAGATGAGCACTTTGCTCAAGAAGTAATTGAGGAATGTGCTGCATTCCCTAATGGTCAATATGATGACTATGTTGATTCTATGACCCAAGCTGTGTTAAGATATCGACAAGGTGGATTTGTAAGTACCTATTCTGATGATTGGGATGACCCACCAATAAAATTAGAAAAGGAATATAAATATTACTAGGAGTAATTATGAGAAAAGAAGATCCAAAATATATTGAAAAAAGGAAGCAATTTATGGCTATGCAAAAAGAAAAGTCAAAAGACAAATTTAATAAAGGTGGTCTTAAAGGAAACCAAAAGAAGTTAGATAAAAATAATAACAACAGAATTGATGCTGAAGATTTTAAAATTTTAAAAGCAGAAAAAGCAAAAGGAAAAAAAGTTTTTAAAGCAAACAAAGGAATGTCTTTTGATGAAAAAATGAAAGCAGTAGAACAAGGTAAAATAGATAAGAAGACTGGTAAGTTTACATCCATAAATGCTATGAGAGAATCAAAAGGTTTTAAACCTGGAGAGAGTGCTCAAGATTTTAACAAAAGAAGAAAAGAAATTTCAAGACTAGGTAAGGTTTTAAAAGCTACTAAAATTGGAAAAATAGCTTTAGGTGTTGGCGCATTAGGTGTAGCTGCATCTCAGTTAATAAAAAAGAAAATGCAAGAGAAAAAAGAAAATAAAAAAATGGGTGGTGGATTAGCTGCTGCTACAGCAAAACTTAAGGCTCAAGGTAGAATGGGTGGCGGAATGATGAAAAAATATTCAACAGGTGGAGATCATAAACTCAAGGATGATACATTCAAACCAATTTTTAAAAAATCAGAAGGCGCAAAAAAAGAATTAGCATTTGAACAAATTGATAGTGCACTTTCACAAAAAAATATTGGCTCTAAAGGTATGAGCAGAAGAGGGTTAATGAAAGTTGTAGATGCTGCGGCAGATGACAAACAATTAGAAAGATCTGTAAGAAAAAGATTTAGAGATACGCCAACAAAAGAAAATAAAAAAATGGGTGGCGGAATGATGAACAAGCCCATGGGCTACAAATCTGGTAAGTCCATCAAAGTTAAATGTAAACTAGGTAAAAACAAGCCTACTAAATTATATTAGGAGGGACGATGTCCCTTAGAAATCTTTTAGGGATTGGAAGAAGATTTCTTCAAAAGAAGAAAGAATCAACAACACCGACCACCGGACAACGGACAGTTACAGAAGGAACTCTTGAGTTACCTCCCCCAGTTCCCATAAAAGAAGAAGTTCAATCTTTAATATTTAAACCACCAGTCGTACAAGAAGCTCTATCAACTGCTCCAATGCAAGCGGGTAATAAAACTTTTGCATCTGTTGCATTTGACAGAATTGCACAAAAAGGCGCGGGCTCATATTCAGCAGATGACTGGGCCAATTGGCTTACTGACAGAGGAAAAAGAAGAATAAAAATATTTGGAAAAGAAATTGATGAAGGTTATATTACAGCAAGGAGATTTAAACTTGATGAGGGATTTGCAAAAGGAAGTTACCTTAGAGGTAAAGATCAAACTGTTCCATTAGAAGAATTATTTGACTCAAACATAGCTTCATTCAATAGAGCTGGTGAACTTACTGGAGGCCTTTTGTACACTGCCAAACAAGCAGGTGTTAAAGTTCCAGGAAACGTTCTTGCTGAAATGGCTATCAAGAATCCTGTAAATAGATTAAAAGCAGTTGATTACGGTGTACCTCAAGGTGTAGTTGATAATGCAGAACAAACAATATCCTTAAGTTTACAAAGATTAAGAGCAATAGAAAAAGTAATTGATAACAGTGCAAGATCCAGTCCTGGATCTGACATACAATATAAAGCTATAAAAGATACATTCACAAAACTTAAAGAAGACATTGCAAACATAAGAAATGCAATTAGAGAAGGAAATTACTCTTCAATAGAGGGCTATGAAAAAAGAATTGCACAAGGAATGAGAGATGCAAAAGCTTTATCTAAAACACAACAACAAAAATTAATATTTAATAATATACAAGGTCAAATTGATGATCTTATTTCATCTACTAAAGGTGTAAGAGGCACGCGATATGCAGATGATGCAACCTATACATTACCTGGAGGAAGCAATTACAGAGAAAGTTTTTTAGTTCTTGATGAAAGCATACCTTTAAACCAAAGACCGAGAAAACCAAATCCACATTTTGATGATGCAGATGTTGCAAACCCTATCGTACATTTTAGGTATGATACTCGATATACTCCAGATGGAAAAAAAGTTTTTCTTATTCATGAAATACAATCCGACACAAATCAAAAAATTGCAAAAGGTTTAAGAGCAGCTCAAGAAAATCCTTTAGACAGTATTACTAGAACTAACCCATATCAAAACGACATGATAATAAAATTTCTTGCAGCGGAGAGAAATAATTTAGGTAAACAAATTATGTCTGGTAAACTTAGAGGTAATCAAATAGAATTAATATCAAACAAAATAAAAAATATTGATGAACAACTTAAGAATATAACAACTAAAGCTCGAGAGGGTGAAAGATCAGTATTTGATCAAGCAACTGGCACTTACAAGAATATAAAAACTGCAGATCCTAGATTTGATTATTTTCCCTTAATTGATAGATCTTCTTACTCAAGTGCAGCGATAAAATATTTAACAAACAAAGCTGCAAAAGAAGGAGTTGATTATGTTGCAATAACTCCTGTTACTTATCTAAGTAGAACCATAGATAAAAATAGGGCAGCAGGTTTTATACAATCTTACGGATATCCAAAAGGTAACAAAAGACCAGGATCTAAAACTCTTGCTGCTTATCCTGACGTCTTAAAAAGTATTGCAAAAACTTTTGAAACAAAAGCTGGTCCAATCAAAATTGCAAAATCAGATCCAAGCAGACCATATAAGTCCTTGAAAGAGAATATAATCAATATTCCTGGAGATAAAAAATATTCAATAACCACTCACACAGATGCATCTAAAGAGGCAAAAGCAGGTTATGTGTATATTCCAAAAGAGGATATGAGATTGTATGAAGATGTTTTTTCTGTTAAAGTTACGCCAAATATGGCACAACCACAGAAAATATACAAAAAATTTGGTGGTTTCATAAACAAAAATTTATTTAGGATGAATTAATGGCTGTAGAAAAAAATAATCCAACAGTATTTGAAGAAACAGAGGAAGAAATAGAAACTACTGGTCCAATGACAGACCAGGTAGATGTTGAAATTGAGGGTGAAGAAGGATTACCTGAAGAAACAATACAAGAAGACTTCAATGCAAATCTAGCAGAAGATATGGACGAAAGAACTTTATCATCCATGGCCTCAGAATTATCTCAAGAATATAAAAAAGACAAACTTTCAAGAAAAGAATGGGAGGATGCCTATATCAAAGGATTAGATTTACTTGGAACAAAGTACACAAGTGTAACAAGACCTTTTAAAGGAGCATCAAACGTAACACACCCAATGCTTGCAGAAGCAACTACACAATTTCAAGCTCAAGCATTTAAAGAATTAGTGCCGTCCGATGGCCCAGTACGAACACAAGTTGTTGGATTACAAACTCCTCAAATTGAAGCACAAGCAGATAGAGTCAAAGAATACATGAACTATCTTTTAATGGAGGAGATGGAAGAATATACAACTGACATGGATCAAATGTTATTTTATCTTCCTTTATCAGGAAGCACTTTTAAAAAAATTTATTACGATGCACTTCTTGGTAGACCTGTTTCAAAATTTATTCCTGCAGAAGATATTGTTGTTCCTTATTACGCATCAGATCTTAAGGATTGTGAAAGAATTACACACGTCATTAAAATGACAAAAAACGAAGTAATTAAAAAACAAGCTGCAGGTTTTTATAGAGACATAGAATTATCTGAATCAAACACAGAACCTGATAATTTACAGAAAAAAATAAATGAAATTGAGGGAGTAAAAAGAACTGGTGACGATTATCTGCATACAATTTTAGAAATGCATGTTGATTTAAATTTAGATGATTACGAAAAATTTGACAAAAAAGCAAAAAAAATAAAAATTCCTTACATAGTAACAATTGATGAAGGGAGCGGAGAAATTTTATCAATTTATAGAAATTATAAACCCGATGATTTTAGTTACGCACGAATAGAATATTTTGTTCATTTTAAATTTTTACCTGGGTTAGGTTTTTATGGTTTTGGTTTGACTCATATGATAGGTGGACTATCACAAGCTGCAACACAATCTTTAAGACAATTGATCGATGCAGGGACTTTAAAAAATTTACCAGCAGGTTTTAAGTCTAGAGGTATAAGAGTTAGAGATGACGACCAACCGATGCAGCCTGGAGAGTTTAGAGATGTTGATGCACCAGGTGGTAACATAAGAGATCAATTCTTCCCTCTACCATTTTCAGAGCCATCTGTTACTTTATACAATCTTTTAGGTTTTGTTGTGCAAGCAGGACAGAAATTTGCAGCAATTACAGACTCTAATATTGGAAATGATACCCAAAATAGAGCTGTTGGAACAACAATTGCACTGATGGAGCGTGGTTCTCGTGTGATGAGTGGCGTGCATAAGCGTTGTTACTATGCAATGCGATTAGAATTTAAAATTTTATCAAGAATTTGTGCTGAATCTTTGCCGCCAGAGTACCCTTTTGATGTTTATGGCGGACCAAGACAGATAAAATCAGCAGATTTTGACAACAAAGTTGATATTTTGCCTGTTGCAGATCCAAATATCATGTCAATGTCACAAAGAGTTATACTTGCACAAACACAATTGCAAGTAGCTCAATCAAATCCACAAATTCATAACATACATGAAGCTTACAGACGTGTTTATGAGGCACTAGGCACTAAACAAATTGAAACTTTGATGAAACCTGCACCAAAACAACCAGAACCAATGGATCCTGCAAAGGAAAATGCACGTGCATTACAAATGCAACTACTTACAGCATTTGAATTTCAAGATCACGATGCACATTTGGCAGCACACATGGCATTTATGAACTCAAGAATGGTTCAAATCAACCCACAAGTTTATGCATTGCTTCAATCACACATATCAGACCACGTTTCTTTTAAAGCAAGAGGTGAAGTCAAAGCCATGATGGCTCAAGATCCACAAATGGCGGCTATGCAACAACAAAATCCTGAACAATTTCAAATTATGTATGATGCAGAGGTAGCAAAAGCTGCCGCAAGAATCACACAGGAATTAGTCCAGTCAGAAATGCAGGCAAACGCCGCTAAACAAGACCCATTAGTGCGAATAAAACAGCAAGAAGTAGATTTGAAAGCTATGGACATGCAAAGAAAAGCTGAGGAAACACAATTTAAACAAGAGCAAGAAAATCAAAGGGCAGCTGAAAGACTTTCATTTGATTACGATAGATTAGCAACACAAGATCAACAGTCTGACGATAGATTAGAGATTGCGAGGCAAAAACTTGATAAAAAATAATTCAAATAAAACAAGCGGTGGAGTAAAATCAGGGCCACCACCTGAAAAAGGACCACAACCACAAGGTCTAAAAACAGGAGGATGCCCTCACAGAGAACCAGGAGCTAAATCTGATATCAAAGGCGTTAAAAACATTCAAGTTACCGGAAAAAAGTTCATCGGTTTACGATAATCTTTCTGAAAAAGAAAAAATAATATTTTTAGCAGGGGTATTTGACGGAGAGGGGAGTTTTGGCATCTGGTCAAAGCTTAAAACAAAAAAATATTTTGCATGCAGTGTAGAAATGTCGGATAAGGATTTAGTTAAGAGATTTCATGATTTTTTTGGGGGTTGTATTTATCTTTGTAAGAGAAGAAAAGTGCATCATAAAGATACCTGGAGATGGAGGATCAATGGTCAAGGGGCTTTATCTACAGTTGATAAAATGATAGATTATTTAAGTAATAGACGTAAGGAGAAATTTAAGAATGTGGTTCAGTGCCTTAAAATTAGCAATTAACGCTGGCAGCAAAATTTATGCCAACAAACAAAAAGCAAAAATTGCAATGTCCGATGCACAATTATTACATGCAGAACGTCAAGCTCGAGGTGAAGAAGCTTACCAGGGAAAACTTTTAGAAGCTAGACAATCGGACTGGAAGGACGAGGCCGTTTTGATAATTCTCAGCTTGCCCGTGTTGGTGCTCGCTTGGGCAGTCGTATCGGACGATCCGTCCGCTATGGACAAGGTAAAATTGTTTTTTGATATGTTCTCGCAGCTCCCGTCATGGTTCACTAATTTGTGGATTCTTGTCGTGGCGTCGATATATGGTATAAAGGGAACACAAATATTTAAAGGAAAGAAATAAAATGACTAAATTATGTCCAAGAGGAAAAGCTGCAGCAAAAAGAAAATTTTCAATATATCCTTCGGCATATGCGAACGCGTATGCTAGCAAAATTTGTGCTGGTAAAATAAAAGATCCATCAGGTAAGAAAAGAAAAGATTGGGGTCCTAAAAAAGCTAATCAAGGTTTGATGGTAGAAAAAAAAGAAAGTTTGGGAGAAGCAAACGAGGGTTTATCTGTAAACACTACAGCAGGTTCACAATCAGGAAAAGGTAGATTAGAAAAATCTGGACTTGATATGGATGCGGTAAGAAAAATAGCAAACAAATTTAAAAAAATGAAAAAACAAAGTTCTCAAAAAATCAACAAACCTCAATTTCAACACGAAAGTGATTTGCCTCGTGCGATGAGAATTGACACTACAACAAGTGCATACGGTAATGCAGGCAAAGGAAGAAAGGTTCCTGAATTTGCAAAATATAATACAGGTGGTGACGCAAAAATTAAAAAAGTTATAAAAGGATTAAACAAAGCATCAGCTTTACACAAGGCACAAGCAAAATCTTTACAAACTGTTGTAGGTAAATCAGTTGGTGGTATGGCCGACTATTACAAAGATTTAGTTTAATGGGAATAAATAAAAATTACTACGGTGTAGAATTTTTTCCTGATATGAAAAGTTCTGGCACAAATAATTATGTGTCTGAAAAAACTTTTAAAAAAAGATCAAAAATAAAACCAACTTTAAAGTTTAAAAAAATTGAACATACTGTACAAGGGGGGAATCTTGGTGAGCCTAAAAAAGAATATGGAGTTTCTGTTAGCAAAGATAATGTAGGAATCTATTTTAAAAAAAAATTTAAATCAGGAGGTCTAAACAAATGGTTCAAAGAAAAATGGGTAGATGTAGGAGCCCCGAAGAAGAACGGGAAGTATCAACCATGTGGGAGAAAATCAGCGAGCGGCTCAAAAAGGAAGTATCCGAAATGCGTCCCACTTGCAAAAGCCACACGGATGACAAAGTCGCAAAAGGCGAGTGCTGTCAGCAGAAAAAGAGCAGCGGGTAATCCTCCTGGAAAACCAACAAACGTAAAAACATTTGCAAAAGCATAAATTATCTTTAAAATATTTTAAATGATAATTAACCTTGATACGATATCAGCAATTCAAAAAGTAATTCATAAAAGATTAGATCGATATAAGGAAGCAGCTATATATAGTGTTGACACAATGGACCAACTACAATATGTTAGGGGGCAAATCAAATCCCTTGAGGATTTGCAACAGGAACTTAAAGACCTGCTTGATAAACAGGAGTTAGAAGATGACAATGTCCACGGTAAAACCGAAACGGACTGGGAAACTTGAAGACTCGTATAAACCAGAGGAAGAAGTTTCAACAGTTCTCGACCCAAAAGCGGTCGATAATGACCTTTTAGATAGATTACCAACACCGACAGGCTACAGACTTTTAGTGTTGCCTTACGCTGGCCCAAAAAAAACTAAGGGTGGTATTATTTTATCTGACACAACACAAGAGACCATACAAATGACCACAGTTTGTGGTCTTGTTCTTAAAATGGGTAATCTTTGTTATAGAGACAAAGAAAAATTTCCGTTAGGACCTTGGTGTAAACTACACGATTGGATTATTTTCAGTAGGTACGCAGGTTCAAGATTCAAAATTGAAGGTGGAGAAGTAAGAGTGTTAAATGATGATGAAGTCATTTCCACGATTAAAAACCCACGTGATATTTTGCACCATTATTAAGGAGGATATATGGCTGAAGATAAAAAAGCTCCAGAGGTGGAGTTAGATACCGATGGTGTTAATGAAGAAAACGTTAACATACCAGAACCAAAAGAACCAGATGAAGCTTTTGTTCAAAAAGAAAATGTTGATCTTGGTTACACAGATGTAACTGGAGGTAAAACAGCAAAGGAACTTTTACAAGAAACAAAACAGGAGGAATCCAAACCTGAACCAGAAGATACACCTGTAGAAACTAAACAACCCGAAGAAAATAAAGGTGATTTAGAGGAATATTCTGAAAAAGTTCAAAAAAGAATAAAAAAACTTACCTTTCAAATTAGAGAAGCCGAAAGGAGAGAAAAAGCTGCAGTCGATTATGCAAAAGGCCTAAAAGATAAATTTGAAACAGCAGAAAAAAAGTTTGAGGAAACTGACACAAATTATCTTAAGGAATACGATGCTAGAATTGATGCTGAAAGAGATAAAGCTAAAAATAAACTAAAATTAGCATTAGATTCTAATGACACAGATGCAATTATGGAGGCAAACGATCAGCTTACCAAATTGGCTGTAGAAAAAGAAAAAGTTTCTTTGTCTTTGAATGAAAAAGAGACAAGAAAGAAAGAAGCAGAGTCACAACCCGAAAAACCCGAGGAAACACCTCCTGCACCAGTAAGTCCGAGAGCTCAAAAGTGGGCTGAAGAAAATGATTGGTTCGGAACTGACAGAGTGTTGACAGGTGCTGCGATGAGTATTCATGATGATCTTATTCAGCAGGGAATTGACGGAGAAAGTGATGAGTATTATAATCAAATCAACAAACGTATGAAGGAGTATTTCCCTCAGAAGTTTGCAGAATCTTCAACTGAAGAAACAACAAAAGCTGCACCCGTCCAAAACGTAGCTTCTGTTAGTAGAAGATCAGGTGGGCGCAAGTCTGTGAAACTCACTAAGTCACAGGTGGTTATCGCTAAGAAATTAGGAGTACCACTAGAGGAATACGCAAAATACGTGAAGGAAGGAGTGTAAATATGAACTATAAAACTTCACGCGAGTCTGAAACTAGATCTAAACAATCTAGAAAGAAAGATTGGACTCCACCATCCAGTTTGGATGCGCCAGCTGCACCGCAGGGATATGCACATAGGTGGATAAGAACTGCGACTCAAGGTTTTGAGGACGTTGCAAACGTTTCTAAAAAACTAAGAGAGGGTTGGGAATTTGTTAAAGCCGAAACACTGTTAAGTGAAATAGGTGAACATGAATATCCAATTATCTCAGAAGGAAAACATGCTGGTCTCATTGGAATTGGTGGCCTTGTGTTGGCAAGGATACCTTTAGAGATTTTGAAACAACGTGCTGAGTATTTTAAAAAAATTACTCAAGATAGAACAGACGCGATTGATAGAGATCTTATGAAGGAGCAACACCCGGACATGCCAATCAATATTGATAGGCAGTCTAGAGTTACCTTTGGGGGTTCTCGTAAAAAGTAATATTTTTGCGATACCTACAAGTAGCTTGGATTAAATATAAACGTTAAAAGGAGAAAAAAACTATGGCAAACGTAAGTGAAAAGTTTGGTTTAAGACCTTACAGAAAACTTGACGGTTCACCATTAGTAGGAGCTCAAAACAGATATACGATTGCTAGTGGCTATGCGACTGCAATTTTCCAAGGTGATTTAGTAGAACCTAAAACATCTGGAAATATTGAAAAGCATGGTGCTAACACATCAGATGCTGTTGTGGGCGTTTTTAACGGATGTTTTTACACTGATCCAACTACAAAAAAGCCTACGTTTAGCAATCACTATCCAGGTTCAATTGCAGCAAGTGACATCACAGCTTTTATTGTTGATGATCCAGATGCAGTTTTCTTGGTAGATGCAGATGCGGCTTTTACTAGAGCAGATCTATTTAAAAACTACTCTGTTACTAACACTACAGGTGTAACGCAAACAGGAATATCAAAAGCACAACTTGATGTATCAGTATCAGGAACTGCGACTACTTTCGCTATTCAAGCGATCGACATTTCGCAAGATCCAGATAATTCTGACACAGGTTCTGCAAACGCAAATGTTCTTGTTAGAATAAACAACCACTTCTACAGAAGTGGAACAGGCCTATAATAAATAAAGGAGAATAACTATGGCAATATCACGTTCGCAACTAGTTAAAGAACTAGAGCCAGGTTTGAATGCTTTATTCGGCCTGGAATATAGTAGATATGAAAATCAGCATGCTGAAATTTATACTACTGAAACATCTGACAGAGCTTTCGAAGAGGAAGTAATGTTAAGCGGTTTTGCTTCTGCACCAGTCAAACAAGAAGGTGCTGGAGTAGTGTTTGATCAAGCTAGTGAGACTTTCACTTCTAGATACTCACACGAAACAATCGCGTTAGCATTCTCAATCACTGAGGAAGCAATCGAAGATAACCTATACGATAGATTAGCTGCAAGATACACAAGAGCTCTTGCAAGATCTATGGCAAATACGAAGCAAGTTAAAGCTGCAAACGTATTGAACAACGCGCAGGTTACAACAGTAACTGGTGGAGATGGTGTATCATTAATTAATGCATCTCACCCACTTGCAACTGGTGGAACTTTCTCAAATGTTCTTTCAACTGCTGCAGACCTTAACGAAACTTCACTTGAGCAGTCGTTAATCGACATTTCAGGATTTGTAGACGAAAGAGGTCTAAAAATCGCTACTCAAGGTAGAAAAATGATAATTCCAAAAGAATTACAATTTACTGCTGAGAGACTGATGAAGACTCCTATGAGAACTGGAACTGCAGATAACGACATCAATGCTGTAAGAAGCATGGGTATGGTACCAGAAGGATATGTTATTAATAACTTCTTAACTGATACAGACTCTTACTTCTTAATGACTGATGTACCTAATGGATTTAAAATGTTCGTTAGATCACCAATCAAAACAGCAATGGAAGGTGACTTCGATACTGGTAACGTAAGATTTAAAGCTAGAGAAAGATACTCTTTCGGATTTTCTGATCCAAGATGTGTTTTTGGTAACGGAAATTTACCAACTAGTTAATAGATAATACGTAAGTATTTACTGAAGGGGCGGTGTTTTACATCGCCCCTTTTTTTATGTATAATATAAAAACCTAGAGAAACTATTATGTCGACTGGCTAGGCAGACGGTATAGAGACGGCATAATTAACGCTATACAAAGGAGAAAATTATGGCTAACACAACATTTTCGGGACCAGTACGATCGGAAAACGGTTTTATTGGTGCAACGAAAAACTCAACAACTGGAGCTTTCACAAATAATTTTAAAATAGACGCATCTGGAAATTATGTTGGAACTCTAATGATTGGTCAAGGAATTGCTAACGTGCCTTGTGCAGCTACTGCTGGAACAAGCGAAGTTACATTTTCACAACCAGATAATACAGTAATAACTTCAATACAAATAGTTTGTCAATCTGCACCAACTGTTGCTTCAGGTGACATTGGTTTTAAAGTTGGGACTGCAACAGGTGGAGCGCAATTAGTTGCTGCAATCACTGACCATATTCTTGATGGTGGAACAACTGTACCTGCAGGTGCACACTATGCAACAACTCTTTTAGATACGACTACGAGTGATGCTTCTCCAGCTGCATCTCCGAGATCGAATGTAAGTGGTGCTGCAAGAAATATTTTCTGTCAGATTACTACAACTACAAACGCAAGTGCTGTTGGTAATTTTGCATTTATTATAAATTATAAACAATTTGCGTAATAATTAATTAGTGGCTCCTACGGGAGCCACATTTTAAGGAGATTAAATGGCAGCTAAAACTGACATACAAGCAACTAGATCGGCAGCAGCCGCAGGTGCTTCTGCAGTAATTGCACAACCAGTGCGTTTAAGAGGTATTATAATTGCTTCAAGCGGTGGTGGTGCTGGTGTATTAGAATTAACAACAGAGTCAAATACAGGAACAACTTTATTTCAAGCTGATGTTCCTACTGGTGATGTAATTAATTTTAATTTTCCTGAAGATGGAATTTTATTTCCAAAAGGTATTTTTTGTAAGACAAAAACTCATGTTACAGCTTATACCTTATTAACAGATAAATTTTCAGGACCAAATTTAACTGGAAGTAACGGATAAAAATGTCTGGTGGTGGTTCATTTACAAGTGACCAATCGGTAGCTCATGCTACATCGACTGCACAAATGGTTCCTACAAATAGAAGAGCTAGATTAACTTCTATACAAGGTAAAGGTAACTCAGCAAGTGGCTCAATTATTTTTAAAACTGGAGGAGCTAGTGGAACCACCATCGCAACATATTTGTTTGGAGAAGAGGGTTTAGATATGTATCTACCAGGTTCGGGTATTCTTTTTGCAAATGGCATCCATGCAACAATCTCAGGCACTGCAGGTGTCACAATAACTTTTACATAAAATGAACAAATCTGGTTTAGATATCTTAGGTTTTAAACGTGGTGGGGACGTGATGCCTAAAAGAAACAAAAAAAATTTTAGACCCACTGAAAAAGGTGCGGGTATGACTCAAGCAGGAGTTGCTGCTTATAGAAGAGCTAACCCAGGGTCAAAATTAAAAACAGCTGTAACTGGTAAAGTGAAACCAGGGTCAAAAGCTGCAAAAAGACGTAAATCATTTTGTGCAAGATCAGCAGGACAAATGAAAAAATTTCCAAAAGCTGCTGCAGATCCTAACTCAAGATTAAGACAGGCAAGAAGAAGATGGAAGTGTTAACGTGTTCGTTATGCCTTCATCCTTGTCATTGTAAAGGGGTAGGGCCGTATATTAACACCAATCAATGTATTGGTTATAATTGTAATTGTATGAATTGTATACATACAACAACAAAGGAGGAGACTATGGCAAAGAAATTAGTAAAATGGATATGGAAAATTATTTGTTGGCCAGGAAGAAAAGTGGCTGATTGGCTTTGGACTAAATAATGTCTAACAAACCATTAAACATATCTGAAGAGGCAGCCGTGCAAATGCCTATGAAGACGGTTGCCTCATTGATTATTATTGTGGCACTCGGAACGATGGGCTATTTTCAGATAATAGAACGTTTAAATATTGCAGATACTAAATTAGAATTAATGAACTCTGATGTAGAACAAAATACAGAATTTAGAATCAAGTGGCCACGGGGCCAAATGGGAT